TCCTTTGTCCTGCGGTCTTACATCTCAGGATCTGTCAGTGATGCGCGGGCGGTCAACCAAGCGGATTGGAACGGCGACAAACTTGATGGAACAGGAGACTCAGGGTTTACCCTAGACCTGACCAAAGCACAAATTTTGTGGATGGACTTTGAGTGGCTTGGGGTAGGTTCGGTTCGTTGTGGGTTCATCATTGACGGTCAGTACATCGTCTGCCACACGTTTGAGAATGCAAACGACATCACTTCTGTTTACATGACCACGGCAATTTTGCCGGTCAGGTACGAGATTACCAACACCGCAGCGACGGCAAGCGCTTCGTCCATGAAGCAAATTTGCTCCTCGGTGGTTTCAGAAGGCGGGTACGAGCAGACCTCCATTGAGCACGTTGCCCGCAGGACAACGACCAGAACTTCGATTGGCACGACATTTGTCCCTCTGGTGTCCATCCGGCTGGCTTCCACCGCGCTGAACGCAGTGGTGCTGCCCGTAAAATTTAACGTGATGCCGACCTCGACGGGGGATGACTTTGAGGTTATCCTGGCAAAGAACAGCACAGGGCTGACTGGGGCTTCTTGGGCTGCGGTAGCAAGCGATGCCAACGTGGAAATGGACACCTCTGCCACGGCCATGACGGTAGGCACCATCGTAGATATCCAGTACGTGAAAGCCACAAACCAGTCCAGCGGGACGATCAACCAGCCTGCGGCGTACAACTGGGATCTTCAGTTGGGTTCCTCCTTGACGGGGACGAGCGATATCTATACGCTGGGCATCCGGGTGCTGTCGGGCTCCTCCGGTGCGGCCATCGGGTCTTTAACCTTCTACGATTTGACTCAATAACTGGTGAAGACATGGGTGAAGATTACATTGACCAGTTAATGGCTAGTGGACAAGGCACCACGATGGATGACATCGTGCGCATGACCACGGACACCAATGCGCCTTTTTGGGAACCATCAAACTATGGGGTAGTAAAAAAAGATGGATTCATCTTAGACCCAATTTATGGCACGGATCAATCTGGTCATGGGGAAGAAGGACAAATGTATTCAAAGACACCAGTGTATGGTGTAAGACGATACAAAGAAGGAAGTACGTTTGGAGATTCGTATGAACAGCTTGATCCAATAACAGGCAAGGTGATTGGCAAAGGTGTACTAAAAGAAAACCCAAATACAAGTTTTTGGGGTGGTTTTACTGGAAGCCTCAAAAAAGCAGCCGCTGATCTTGGGCCTATTCTTCAGTTCACTCCTCTTGCCCCGTTTGTTCGCGCAATAAATGCGTTAAGTGCAGCAGAGCAAGGTAACATTCTTGGGGCCCTTGCTTCTGGGTTGCCACTTGCAGATAAGATTCCTGGTCTTGATAAAGCAACTGTGTCTGCACTACAAAGTGCAGGCAAATATGCAGCCGTTGCTTCTGCGGCAAAGTCCAAAGATCCAATGCAGTTGCTAAATGCTTTGTCACAAACAAAAGAATTTGGCGGAGAAATTCCAAAGGACCTTAAAACAATTGGTGGTTATATTGGTAAAGCAGGGCAAGTAAGCAGAGCAATCAAGGGAGACCCAAGTGCAATTTTGGGGTTAGCTACTGGTGCTGCCCGCGGGAATATGTCGTTGCCCAAAGAGCCAGGAGTTAAAACAACGGACGCCACAACGCAGCAACTTCTGGATATTTTTGGAACGCCTCAAGACACGGGAAGAGTGCTGGGTCAAGTTGCTGGTGAGATTCCTTCTGGAATGTTTGATACCAATGAAGGCGGCAGTGATGATGACTACGGCGATCTGCCATCATGGGCGCTTGATCCTTACGGAACAACGTCAGACGCCTATTATGATTCTGATCCAACTCAAGAAAAGTACGCTGAAGAAGATAGATTGTTGGGTAAATATCCAGCGCCGGCTTCAATCATAGATCCCAAGACTTCCATGTCTCCGCAGGAAATGTCGCGTTTTCTTGAGGCAAACATTGACGACCCAGTAATCATTGATAGCGTGATGCAGGAGTACTTCCCGGATCTATATATGCAGTCTATTAACGTGACGGGAACTATTCCAAATCAAGGGGACATTACCGCTCCGCGTAGCATCCGAGACATTGGCACGGTGACGACTATTAGTCCAGATGAAAAGCTGGAAGGAACGACTATTCAAGAACCAGATTTGTCCGTTGGATTGCCAGTAGCCGTTGCACCCACACCAGCACCTAGAGCACCCGCGCCTGCGCCTAGAGCACCAGCGCCTGCGCCTAGATCGCCGGCCCCTTCGAGTGCAGGGTCGGGACTGGACTTGTCAGCACTATTTGCAATGATGGGCGCAATGGCGAATCAACAGCAGCCTACTAGGACGGCAACAGGAACGAGCTTGGCACGCGGCACACCAGAATCGCCGTTTGGTCTGATGTACAAATTGAGAGGTTGATATGAGTTGGGAAACAGATCCTATTGATTACGAAAATCTTCCATCTTTTGGGTGGGAGTCTGATCCCATTGACTATGAAAATTTGCCTGATGTTTTGGAAGTAGACTACAGTAATGAGGGAAGAAACTATCCCACGGTAGAGTCTACTCAAGGCCCCGGTGGTAGCCCAGTTAATGCTTCAATGAACTGGCAAAATTCAAACTGGGCAAAAACCCTACCAAGCTGGGTAAAAGATTTGTTTGGTGGTGCCGCAGATGTAATGTCATCCAAAGCAGGTCTTGCTGGCCTGATGGCGCTCTTGTCGTATCTTGATAGGGACAAAGGGCAACAGTACGGCGGCGGCACAACGCAGGCGTATGCTGGCCCATCTCGCCCACTAACGGCTACTACTGAACAAGGCAAGTACGGGCCTATCGTCCGCTATGCTGCCAATGGCGGGCTGATGCAGGCTTACGCAAATGGCGGCAAGGTGCAGATGGAAGACGGTGGTTTTGTGATGACCAAGAAAGCCGTTGATGGAGCGGGTGGGCCGCGAGGCATTCAGCAGCTTGTACCGGGCGCAAGGATGATTGGTGGACCGCCTGATCCTACTGGCAGGCGTGATCTCACCCCCGCTGTAATTCACGGGCCGAAAGGTGTAACGCCGGCCAAAGTATCAAGCGGAGAAGCCTACGTGCCCAAGCATGTAGTTGACCAACATGGCGGTCCAGATAGGATGTACGCCATTATGAACAAGTTGCAAGGGAGGGCATGATGGCTTTGCCTAATACTCCGGCTGGATGGGAGTCTTACACTCCGCAGCAAAAAATTTCGTGGTTCAACGCTAACAATGTTACGCCGAATCAACTTCTGGCGGCTGGAGTTGGGCAAAGTGATATCAATTGGATGCAATCCCAAGGATACACAGGCAATGCTCCCACTCCAACGCCCGCTCCTGCGCCCACTCCACAACAGATGGCATCAAGTGCAGGCGTAACTCTGCCTGCCGGATGGGAGTCGTATACGCCCGCTCAGAAGATCCAATTTTTCAATGCACAAGGTCTTGACCCAAATGAATTAAAGGCGGCAGGAGTTGCTCAGTCTGATATCGATTGGATGAAGGGACAGGGGTATACAGGTGTTGCGCCCACATCTGTATCTGCAACAACCACAACCATTCCTGCATCTCAGTCAACGCTGAGTCCTAATTTTGCGCCGTTCGTATACGACATGCTTGCCAAGGGGCAGGCGGCGGCAAACTTGCCGTTCCAAGCATTCACAGGAACAAGGTTCGCAGGGCCATCTGATCTTCAGAAGCAGGCATTTGAAGGGCTGAAGTCTCTAACACTGCCGGGGCAGTACCAGACTGCAACAGACTATGCAAAGCAAGTGTTTGACAAAGCCTCTGGCATGTCATTCACGCCGACCACGTTTAACACTGGTCTGGGTTCTTTGAAGTCTGTTGAAGAGTACATGAGCCCGTATCAGTCTGCTGTGACTGATATCACTGCCCGCGAGATGCGTAGGCAAGCGGACGTTGCTCGTGAGCAAGAGCAAAGCCGACTGGCTCAAGCGGGAGCGTATGGTGGTTCTAGGCAAGCCATCATGGAAGCCGAGCGGCAGAGGAATCTGCAACAGCAACTGGAAGATGTAACCACCAAAGGTTTGCAGTCTGCATACGACCGCGCTGTAAATCAGCGGTTGGCAGAGTCTGGGCTGGGGCTTCAGGCGCAGCAAGGGTCTGAGCAGTCAAAACAGTTTGGTGCAAGTTTTGGATTGCAAGCGCTGCAACCAATGCTGAATGCTTCTAGCACAATCAGCAACATTGGCGCACAGCAAGCCGGCACTCAATTGCAAAATTTGCAGGCTCAACTGATGGGCGGGCAAACGCAGCAGCAGTTGGCTCAGCAGCCTCTGGACTTTGGTTTCCAGCAGTGGCAAGACTCTGTGAAGTTCCCGTACCAACAGGCTACTTACATGCAGAGTTTGCTAGGAGGATTGCCTCTTCAAGCCGCGCCGTACTCATCAACACAAGGGCAGTCTCCTATGTGGTCTGCACTTTCAGGTGGGCTTGCTGGGTTGGGGCTGTGGCAGGCTCTTCAGCCGAAGTAGTAAGGAATGAACATGAACGGAATTGCAAGTCTTCAATCTTCTCCGATGCCCGGTCAAATGCCGATGGCCGGGATGATGCCCGGTCAAGCGCCGATGCCTGGACAGATTCCGGGGATGATGCCCAAGCCTGGAGCGGCCACGCCTGCTGCGGAAATAAATCAGTATCAAGGCATGCAGTTGCCTCAACTGATTGCACTGTTCCAACAGCGCCCGAGTGGCCCGTTGCTTGGGCTGATTACCAAGCAGACACAAGAATTGCAGATGCAAAAGGCGCAGGCTAATCAAGCTGCGATGGCGCAAGCTGCTGGGCAAGGTGGCGCAACGGTCAAGGATATGGCCATAGGCAACGCGCTTCAGGCAATTCAACCTAGTAATGCCGGCGGCGAGATGCAGGGCTACTCTGGTGGAGGCGCTGTTGCGTTTGAAGATGGCGGCGAGACTGAGGATATATCGGATGATCCAAGCCTGCCCTTGCGTGAGCGTATGGCGCGGGCGCAAAAGCGCATGGCGCTGTCTCGTCAACAAGGTATTGGCCGGTCATTTGCAGAACGCTTCCCTGCCCCAGTTGAAAGCACGACTGATACGGGAGATGAACTGTCCCGTATGCTTGCCCGAGCGCCTGCGCCCGTTCCTGTTATGTCGCCTGAAGCACAGGCACTGACGAACAGGCAAGGTCCGCGTGGCATCATGGCATCTCCTCGCGCTGCAGTACGGCCCCAGCAAAGTCAGCCGCAACGCCAGCAAGCAGCACAAGCATCCACTGGGATTGCAATCCCTCAAACCGGCATGACCCCAGAAGAGCGTCAATTTTATGAGGCTCAGCGTGCAGCACTAGAGGGGCGCAAGGCAAGGCCGGAGTCTTTGACAAGGGCGGAGCAAGGGCTTGCAGATTTGGCGCGGGCGCAAATTGAAGCCCAGCAGAGGGAATCAGAAGAGTTCCGCCGTGAGGCTATGGAAAGACGAGACGCTGCTTTGGCTCGTTCTCAACGTAATTTTTGGGAGAACCCACAGGCACTGCTTGCGTTGGCGGGCGGGATTGACACACGCCGAGGGCAGGGCGCAGGATCGTTAGCCCGTGGGCTGGCAAGTATCATGGGCCAACAAGAAGGCATGGCCGAAGCAGCCCGCAAGGAATACGCTCAAGCACAGCAAATGCAGCGCACTTTGGACGCCGCTGTACGCAACACGCAGATGCTGGAAGCACAGAGGCAAGTTGCCCTGGCTAACAATGAATATGGTCGCGTCAACGAATTGGACGACAAGATTCTGCAAAGCCGTGGGGCTGAAGCGGCGGCTAAGCGTGCTATTGCGGATAAGGAGTTTAGTCAGGGGCTGGATCTTCGCAAGACGGCGGCAACGGAACGACAAGCCCGGGCTTCACTTATTAGTGCAGGCAAACCAAGTGAAACAATTCAACTACTCCAGCAACTATTCCCCGGGCAAGCCCCGTCAGTAGAAAATCTTGCAAAGATTGCTGCTGCAAGATCTCCTAACGTAGAGGCAAGAGGAGTTCTAACTTACGATCAAGCCGCAGACAACGTATCAAAATACATTGATACCCAAGCGGGGATGATGGAAATGGCGGCCATCAAGAGGCGTGCAAGAGAGGCCGGTCAGCCTGAGCCATCAAATTACGAGATTAGGAATATGCTGATTCAGCGTGAGTTGCAGGGCGCAGGGTCTCGTTTTGCGGGTCAAGGCTCCCCAACTGGTGCTCCTCAAGGTACAGTAGACAAGAACAATCCTTTGCTGAAGTGAGGCGCTGATGCCAACGCTGTCGGAGATCCTGCGCGACCCGAATTACATCAACGCCAACGAAGCCACAAAGCGGGCTATCTTTGAGCGGCATGCTCCGCTGGATCAAAACTACACGGGGGCCAATCAGGCTACTCAGTTTGCTATCCGGCAGCGGTTTGGAGTTGAAGGCTTTGGTGCGCCTGTAGCTCCTCCACCTGTAGCATCCAAAGAGCGAACCTTTGGCGAAGCGGCCAAGGACATTGCGGCCAGTGTTGTCAGCGGAGCAGGTAATCTTGTTCAGTTGCCGGGGCAGTTGTACGGTCTAGCTACCGGTAATTTTGCCGACACTGGTGCGCTTGGGCTTGGCAAGGATATTCGTCAGTACGGCGAGGAGATGAAGTCTTCTGGCTTGAAAGCGCGGGAGCAAGAGCGGGCGCAGAAGATCCAGACCGCTGAACAGAAGGGACAGTGGGAAGCGTTCAAGACTGCCTTTGGTGAGACGGTCAAAGACCCGGCGCTGCTTACTTCTTTCCTTGCAGAACAGGCTCCTCAACTTCTTGTTCCGTTTGGTGCAGCTAGGGTTGCACAAATTGGCACTGCTGCCAAGGCCACTGCCGCCGCGCAAGGGTTGACTGGCACCGCTGCCAAGGAAGCAGTGGAAGCCGTGACTAAATCTGCTGCTGAACGTGGCACGAAGGCGGCTATTGGCGCTGGAGCGGTGCAGCAAGGTGCTGACGTAGGTTCACAGGCTTACGAGGACATCTACAAGGAACTGGTTAGCAAAGGCGCTACTGAACCTGACGCTGCGCAGGGCGCGATAAATTTGGCGCGTGCTGCTGGTGCAAGTGGTTCGATCATTTCTCTCTTGGCCCAAAGGCTTCCTGGCGCACGGACGCTGGAAGAGAGTTTTGCTGGTGTTAAGGGCACAAGCGGGCGTGTGGTTGGCGCTCTGAAGGGTGCTGCTGGTGAGGGCGCAAGTGAGATTGCCGAAGAGACTGGCGGTAAATTTGGTGCCAACCTTGCCATGCGCGAGGTGAAGCCTGAGCAAAGTTTGCTTGAAGGCTTGGGGCAGACTGCCGGTATGGCGGCGGTTGGCGGCGTTGGTTTGGGTGGTGTAGCTGGAGCATTGCGTACTCCTGCTCGGCCTGCTGAGAAGCCTGCGGAAGAAAAGCCTGCTGCTGAAACAATTGCTGCACCCGAGGTGCCGCCTGTTACGCCAGAGGTAGAAGCGCCACCCGTGGCAGAAGCGCCTGCCGCCGAAGCGCCCGCTGCACCCGTGGCAGAGGCCCCCGTAGAACCTGCCGTTGAAGTTCCGCCCGTGGCCCCTGTTGCAGAGGCTCCCGTGGCCGATGCGCCGCCTGTAGAGCCGGTGGTAGAAGCCGCTGCGCCTACCCCGTCAGCACAAGAACGGAAATCTCTTGGCGGAAAACGCTCCGAACTGGGGTTGTACTCTGAGCTTGAGAAAAAAATTGAGGCTGGTTCAAACAAAGCCCCTGCTGCATCATGGAAGGCATACATCAACGGCCTGACCCAGAAGGGCGTCAAGCCAGAGGAAATTGAGTCGTCTGGTGTAAAAGACTGGCTTGATCTTCAGAAAGGCGCTGTTACCAAGGAATCGCTTCTCAACTATCTCCAGCAAGGAGGAGTTAAGGTTGAGGAGGTGGTGCTTGGGCGATCTCCTGATGCGGTGATTGCCGATCGAAATGCGGCGTATGAAGCGTTTGAGCGCAATGAGATTAGTATTGAAGAGCGAAACCGACTCATTGACGCGGCCGGCGTAAAGGACACCAAGTACGGCCAATACGCCCTCCCCGGCGGCACCAACTACCGCGAGGTGCTGCTGACGTTGCCGGTTGATCGCGTTGACCAGTCCGACAGCAGCTACGAACTTAACCGCGAAGCGTCTGCGGCAGGTCTCGCGGCGCTGGGGTTTAACGGCGGAGAGTTCGCTCCAGAGCGCGTAAAGGTTGACAAGCCAAAATATCGCTCCACCCACTGGGACCAACCCAACGTCCTCGCCCACATCCGCGTGAACGACCGCACCGATGCCGACGGCAAGCGCGTGCTGTTTGTTGAGGAAATTCAATCGGACTGGGGGCAGGAGGGGAAGAAGAAGGGGTTTGCAACCGGGGCGCTGAAGGCTGCGGAAGATGCATACATGGCCGAGATAGACCGTCTTGCCGAGAAGTACGGGGTCCGCAAGGACGCGACCAACAAAGCATCGGCAATTCGGATGGCGGCCGACAAGGCTGACTTGGTGCGGCTGATCGAGTTGAACGACAAGATCGTTTCCGAGAAGGCCGCCGTCCCATCCGCCCCCTTCGTCACCAAGACCGAAGGTTGGCTGAACCTGGCGCTGAAGCGCATCATGGTCATGGCCGCAGAAGGTGGCTATGACAAGGTGGCGTTTGTAAACGGGACGCAAAGCGCCGAGCGATATGACTTGAGCAAGCAGATCGAGCGCATCACCGCCTACAAGGAGACGGGCGGCACCTATCGCATCTCGGCGACCGACATCAACGGCGACACGCTGCCGGCGCAGCGGGCCAAAGACGCAACTGAGCTGGAGGGCATTGTCGGCAAGGAGCTGGCGCAGAAGATCGCTGACCAGAAGGGCGTCGTCGAAAGCTACTCCGGCCTTGACCTCAAGGTTGGCGGCGAAGGCATGAAGACCTTCTACAACACCATCGTGCCTACAGCGCTGAAGAAGCTGCTGCCAAAGGTGGGTGGCGGGCAAATGGGCGTCGTGAAGGTGGATGGCATTGTGCGCGCCAGCACCGGCAACATGGAGGCTGGAGACTTCTACGACCGCCAGAAGAACCCCGATTTCAAGATGCTGGCGCAGCCCGGCTTCGACGTCACCCCCGCCATGCGCGAGAAGGTGCAGACTACCGGTCTGCCAATGTTTAGCAAGGCAGGAGAGCGCTCTGAGCAAGTACAAGCCTTTGAACAAGACTTACGCACCAAACTGAACAAGTTTGGCCTGAAAGATGTGGGCCTGAAGATTCTGGGCGGGATGACTGATTCCGGCTCCTATGCCGCGCAGATCATCAGAATTGCCGCTGATGCCGCGAACCCCGTTCGGACTCTGAGGCACGAGGCTATCCACGCCATGCGAGAACTGGGCTTCTTCACTGATGCACAGTGGAGTTCTTTGTCCAAGATGGCAAAGGACAAGTGGATTGATCAGTACCTCAAGCAAAGCAACGTAGACGGCAAACCCCTGAAAGCAGGGGAAGAATCCCGGTATGACGCTTACATGCGTGAGTACAACGGGGACATGGAGAAGATCACCGAAGAAGCGGTGAGCGATGCCTTTTCTGACTTCGATGCCACGAAGCCGCCCGCTGGATTGATCCAGGCTTTGCTCAAGCGGATGAAGGACTTGTTCCAGTCCATCAAATCTGCGCTTACGAAGGTTGAATCACCTGAGCAAATCTTTGGCAAGGTTGAAAAGGGCGAACTGAAGGAAGGCGCTGGCAAAGAAGCGGGCGAAGCAAAGAGCCTGCGTGACAGGGCTACCGCTGACATCCGTAAGAGCATAGGTGGGGTCAAGGCCGCTGCGCAGAAGGCGCTTCAGAAGCAACCCATGCCAGAGAAGGGCTTGGGCCATGTCAAGCAAGACTTGAAGAACCTAGCCCAGCCTATCTTCTTCGCACAGAACAAGACCATCCTTGACCGTATTAACGGGATGAAAGATCGGTTCTGGCAGCGCGTAGCGCAGAACACCGCCGACCAATTCCGCACCATCAAGGAGTACAGTCCGCTTGGTTATATGCAGGCACGTCTGTCCAAGTCTGTTGACGGCGGGCTTGAAGGGTTGCTGTTCCACGGCCAAGTGTTTGATGACGGCGGAGCACTGAACATCAAGGCCAAGACCAAGGGGATGATGGACATCCTCAAGCCGCTTGGCAATGAACTGGACAGTTACCTGATGTGGGTGGCACTGAACCGCGAATCAAATTTGCCGGAAGAAAAGCGCAGCAAGATTGCCAACATGGATCAACTTGTTGCCCGGAGAGATGAGTTCTCTGCTGGTGAGTTGAACGGCAAGCCTCGGGCAGAGGTGTATCGCGATGTGCTTCGGCAGATGAACCAACTGAACAAGTCGGTGCTGGACATCGCCTTGGCTAAGGGTCTCATCAATCAGAAAGGTTACGACCAATTTAGCGGTGACATCTATTACGTCCCCTTCTACAAGAAGATGGAAGAGGACGGGACTATTGCTGGCGCTCAGACTGCTTCGGGCTTGACGAGTCAGGACTTCTCCAAGGAACTGAAGGGAAGCGATAAGCCCTTCGGTGACCTGATGGAGAACGTGGTTCGCAACTGGAGCCACATCCTGTCTGCTTCAATGAAGAACGCAGCGGCCAAGACCACGCTGGATGATGCGGTGGAATTGGGTGCTGCTGTTCCTAACTTGAAGGTTGGTCTTGAGTGGAAGGACGGTAAGGTTTACTCCATCAAGTCAGGCAAACCCATTGAGGCCAAGGTTGATGAGGATGGGAAGGTTCTGTACGAAGCTGGAGTTCTTCGACCGGATCTGACCAAGCAAGACGCTGGCATGGCAAAGGTCATGGTTGACGGCCAGCCCATGTACTTCAAGGTTACCGATGATCTGCTGATGGATTCCATCAGTTCTATCGGATACCTCGGGCCAAAGAGCAAGTTCCTTGATGTGGCGCGTAACTTCAAGAACATGCTTCAGTACGGCGTGACGGCATCTCCGATCTTCAAGGTTAACAACCTGATCCGAGACTCCGTTGCGGCGATGGCGGTCAGCGATCTAAAGAAGAATCCCGTAGCCAACGTGATGAACGGGATCACTCTTTCCAAGGAAGACAGTCCGGTTTACATCTCTGCGCTTGCTGGCGGGGCGATCTTCAATTTTGGTTCTGCATACGAAGGCGATCAGGCTACGCTCATCAAGCGCCTGATAGATCAAGGCGTGCCGGGTAATTCCATCCTTGATACCAAGGAGAAGATCACTAAGGGTCTGAAGAACGCTTGGGATGCGTACCAACATTTGGGCGACAGGTCTGAAGCGGCGAACCGTTTGTCTCTGTACCAACAGATGCGAGACAAGGGGATGAACCATCTCCAGGCTTCGTTCATGGCGCGGGATCTGCTGGACTTCTCCATGCAAGGGTCTTGGCCTGCATTCCGTCTGCTCACCCAGGTGGTGCCGTTCATGAACGCCCGCATTCAGGGCCTGTACAAACTTGGACGAGACGGGATCATCCCGACAACACGGGTGTTGTACAACGCCACGACCGGCAAAGAGATTGATGCCAACGACAAGATTCGTGCGGCGCAGTTTGCAACCATTACTACCGCTGTGATGCTTGCCTCGGCCCTGTTGTACTTGTCATTCAAGGATGATGAGGACTTCAAGAAACGTGACGCTTGGGACCGGGATAACTTCTGGTGGATCAAGTTACCCGGCATGGACGTAGCCTTGAGGGTGCCCAAGCCGTTTGAGGTAGGCGCATTTGGTACGTTGGTTGAGCGCAGCCTTGAACAAATTTTGGATGAAGGCGCTGAAGGAAAGCAGTTTGGTGAAAGCCTTGCAAGGACTTTGTGGGATACGTTCGCCTTGAACCCGACGCCGCAGATGTTCAAGCCGTTGGTGGATATCTACTCCAACAAGGATTCGTTCAGCGGGGCTCCGATTGAATCTGCTGGCCTTGAGCGTTTGTCAAAGCAAGAGCGGGCAACGGATCAAACCAGTCCGCTTGGTATTGCTTTGGGTGGGCTAACCAGCATCTTCCCTGAGAAGTTCCAGTTGTCTCCTGTTCAGATGGACTACATGCTGAAGGGGTACTTTGGATGGTTGGGTGCTATGGCTTCCGTTACCTCAACGTACGCCGTGATGCCCTTCAAGGAAGGCGAGTACCCTGATGCTCGTTGGTTGGATCGCGCAAGCCTAGGGTTGGCGAGAGAACTACCTGCCCCTCAGTCGGCCTACGTCACTCAGTTCTACAACGCATCCAAAGAGATCTCCCAAGCCTACGCTGACATGCGCCACTATCGTGAGATGGGCGATGCAGAGAGAGTTCAGGAGATCTTGGAAGAGAAGGGTGACAAGATTGCCTTGGCTAAGTTCTACGACAAGACTGCCAAGAACATTGCCAATGTTCGCAAGCAAATTCGGTTGATTACGAACGACAAGGACATGGATGGCGCGGAGAAGAAAGAAGCCATCGAGCGTATGAAGCTCATCATGTCTGATCTAGCCAAGCAGGCCGAGGAAGTGCGCAAGTCCATGAAGCAGTGAACGTCAAGGAACTGCGGGAGATGGCGAAGATTTAGGTGGAAGGCCCTGACGCAACTCAGGGCTATTGTGTCGTGACTGGATAGAACACTCACCGGGCTCCCGGCCTTCCGTTTGCCGTACAACGACCAAGCCACACGGCAAAAACTATGTGCCCGGAGGAACAGCCGGAATGCAGGCCAGGGTGGAGTTCTTCTCACGCAGCTTTTCTTCCACTGCTTTTTTGAACGCTTCGCACTCCTCCTCGCTTAGTGTCTGCCACTGGCGGGGTGGGCGGGTGTATGACGCGGCGCAAGCATCCGGTTGCGGGGCATCTGGCCGATTTGCTTTCGCGTCTTTGCGCAGCCGTTCCATCCACCAGTTGTGGTTTTCCAAAGGTGATATTTCTTCAGCCATTGTTTCGCTCCTTCCCCTGCTGCGCCAGCACCGCATCGGCCACCCAACTTGCGCCTTGGTACACCCCATTGCGCTCCGCAGCCACCGCCATAGCGGCTGCACTGATCAGCAGTTCACGTAGTTCCGGCTCCTGCTCCGGCTCTGCGTTATCTACTTTTATCTCGGGTTTGATAATTGGCTCACAGTAGCAGTACCCCGGCGCACAAGATTTATTGCATGGCTCAACCTGTAAGTCTTGCTTACAAGTTGCATCAGCATGTGCCATCTGTGCTTGCGTAACGGTAAGCAGTTTTTCCACCAGCCAATGCTCAAAGGCTGCTTGGGCTATGTCTTCTCGATAGGCGAGGGCGGTTCCTAGATCGTCCATTGCCTCGCACAACAGTTTCATGCCTTTTTGGTCTTGCCATGCCTCCAGCACCCGAAGGGCAGCAGTACGAAGATCAGTCATGCTTCACTCCTTGCATGTTGTGCAACACTTTCTTAGCGGTCTCTCCGCTGTCGTCCGCTTTTTCTTTCCATTCCAGAACGGCTTGGCACTCTTTGTCTAGGCGAGCACGCACGGCTTCGATTGCTTTGTCCCAGCCCTCGTCAGCGCCCATCCATCGCATCTGTCCAAGTTCTTTCCACACACGGACAAGGCGACGGGTTTCAAGCCACGCAAGATCGGTAGTTGTTAGATGATCTGCGATATGTTGCGGAACCATCAAGGATTCCTTGACAGTTGGCTTCGGCTGGGCTAGGGCGGCTTTCAGGTCGATAGCAACTTGATCGCTTTCTGAAACCCAGCCGTATTTCAACTGCTCAACAACAGCTTGGGCAGCAGTACGAAGATCAGTCATACATTCTCCTGATGGTTTCATTGAGTACGGTCATCTCTGTTTTCTTCAGTGTCTTCCAAATCCGGCCTTGCCCGTGCAACCCATTGAAAGCACCCTGATGGCAATCCCGGCACAGAGGGATTACAAGTAGGTGGCTTTCTTGTTCAATGTGGTGGGCATCTGAAGGCGGCGGAGCATCGCACACCCCGCACGGCATCTCTTTGATGCGGGCTATGTGCATGCGCTCTACGGCGGTCTTACTTTTGTGGTTCTTGCTGAACATGACTTCTTCCCCGGATGGCGGCGGCGCAGTGGTCGCATCCAAGCGCGTCAAGTTGTTTCGCACAGGCTTCTCTTTCATCCATAGCGGCAAACCAAACAAGATAGTAGATGAAGTCAAAATCATCTACCAATGTTTTGTCTACTTGGCTATCTACAGAAAGGCCGAACCCCGTGAGCCCGAGTTCGTCTATGCGTACCCGGCATGCTCGGGTAGCAAGACTCCTGATGTAAGTTTTACTTGGCGGCATCTTTGACATCTTCCACCCACCTAAGAACACCAGACAGTGCTCTCATGATGTCAGACACATGCTGGTCTACGCCATCAAATTTTTCGTGTAGACATTTCTGTTCCAGTTGCTTTAGGTTTCTTTCAGCTACTTGGAGGTAGTACGAATAATCGTGGAAGGGGGTCATGCTTTTTCCTTCAGCCGGAAGATACCGATCATTCGCCAGTTTGCGTCGTTCCAATTTTTGGTTTCTTCATCAACAACTTTTGTTTGGACCAATTCAGGAAACTTGTGTACTTCCAGATAGTTCTCTAAGGCGTAAGCCCTGATCGCTAGGTCTTTGAACTGGAAGGCAAAGGCTTCTACTGCTTGTTCTTTGGTTGGCCAACACCCTATAGGGTTTTCTGGGTTCTTGCCGATGGTTATAAGGTCAGGCTGAGGGGGCGCTGGTGGTAGGCATGAAAAGCCTGTAATTTTGTGCTCACTCACTTGTCGCTCCTCTCTCTGATTGCGGCGGCGCACCTACGCGCTTCCATGTCTTCACGGTTGTTGTCTCCCATGTAGCGGGCTTCACACACCTTAGCGCAGGCTTCTCTTTCATCTGCACGGACAAGGGCGGCGAACTCGGCCAGCTTTGCCATGATGACCGGCGCAACAAGGCTGTCAGGCCAGCCAGCCTCACGCGCCAACTTGATGATGTCTTCGTTCATGACTTCTCCCGCTGGCTAAGCATGGCGTCGGCCATTGCATACGCAAAACGGGCAACAGTATCCACTCCCGCAGCAGCGCGGTTATCGCTCATGTCATCTGGATATTTGGTGAGCCACGCTTGCATCGCCTTCGCAGCGAACCAATCGCGGAGGTACATGCCTGTGTATTCGTGCTGCTCAAAATCGGCACTTAGAAACGCCGGTCCACCTTTTTTCATACTGCCCCCTTATCCATCATGTGCATAGCCTTACGCACGGCGTCTGTCAGATTGAGCCATTCGTTCCAGCCCACTGCCTGGAAAAACTCCACCTTGACCGCTGAGTCGTCAACGGCCACCACTGTTGCAACAAGGCGGTCGTTCTCCTTGTCAACGATCTCGATGCGGGTTGGGGAAACGGATAGTTTCATTTCTCCTCCTCTAGTGGGACATCCCGCCATTCGCCGTCCCATGCGGAACCCGGATAAGGCGGCTCCCACCACTGCTGTAGGACGCGGACGGTCTTGCTGATGTTGGGTCCAAACTCCGTCGCTGGGACAGAGCGCGCCACAAAGCGCAGCTTATTGGTCGGTGTCATACGTTCACCTTCTGGCTAACGATCATCTTCTCCAGTTCACCTACCAAGTGAGCCGCTATGGTTATCCCATCCACCCCGATAGACTGGCACCACTGATCCTGCTCAACGTAGGAGATCATGTCTCTGACTGCTTTGTTATACCCACCGTTGAAGGAGTCATCACCTTCAATAATCATGGTGATGGCATCCCGAACCAAGGCCGATGCCTTGCGTCTACCAGCGGCATCCTTCAGTTTGTTGTAGATGTCCTCTCGGAGATGAACCGAGTAAGGGACTAGCCTTTTTTCCATGCTTGGAACTCCTGGTTAATTTGACGCAGCTTCGCCGCAGCCGCTGGGTTGGTAGCTAGTTCCCGGCGAGATTCGATCTGGCACTGCCCCTTTAGCCAGTGAGCGGCATCAATCTCGTCACGATCAAAAACTTGATCTGTGGCGACCAGCCAACTTATGAACTCTGGGTTGCGAGGAAGCATCCCGGCCAGCTTGACTACCTCAGAGAAGTTGTCCCGGTTCAGGGGCTTCTCGTCGTCACCAAGCCTGACCATTACCACCTGATATCTGGCCCCACAGAAGTCCCGAAAAAGCTCCTCGGGCACGGAGTCAGGGTGAACTCGGAGGGTCAGGATGTAACCCTCCTTGTCCTGTTTAAGTGCGACCTTGATCGCCTCGTATTGAAGGGTGTCCATGCTAGAAAGGGATGGATTCCGAGTCGAAATCATCTGATGGCTTGGGCTTAGCCTTAGCCTCATCTGGCTTGCGGTACGCATCGTAAGCAAGGGACAGGAACTCACCGTTTCGGCCCTGACGGGTCCACGCGGACAGCTTGATCTTGATGTTGTCCTCGTCGGTCTCTGACAGGAGTTGCTTCAAGAGTGAGCGCTCAAGGGTGATGTCGCCCTTCATGTCGGGCTGCTTGTCTTTCTTGTACTGGTTGGGGAACAGCGCCCCGGTGTTGGTGTAGTTCATTGAAAAGAATCCTTCTTGGTTTTGAAAGCAGACATCAGATCCTTGTGGCACTCAGGATCAATGGACTTCACCTTGTCAAACAAAGCCCGGTTGACCTGAAAGACCTGCATGACTTCTGCTTGAGACGTAGCCTGCTCCAGCGCAACAACAGCACCCTTACAGACACCATCAATGAAGTCAGTATTCGTGGCGTCAGGCTTAGTTGTGACGGTGATCTGGAACCGTCCGGCTTCGCCTTCCATCTTGGCCGGGGGCTTTGATGGGGGAGCGGCCTTCGGAGGAGGCACCACGCCATCGTCTTCCGGCAGATCTTCACCAGCGTAGATGTACAGACCAAGCCCGTGCATAGCCAGACATTTGGTAAGGCACCGCATGATGGCAGTGTTCACCTGAAACGCATCCGGGTTCTGGATGGGCTTGTTCCGGTGGTCCATGACCGGCAGCATGCAAGTCATCTCCTTACCGAACAGAGTGGTACGAACCCACACCATCGCGGTTCCGTTGATGTCCATGTACGGAATGGTTGTCCCATCCGCACGCTGGAACGTATCAACATGGAACGTGGCAGTCGGATCAGCCTTCAGGGCTTCTGCCCATGCGAAAGCCCAAGACAAGTATGACAAGCCGTTTTTCTTTTCAATATGCTTGCTTAGGTCAAGTTTTAGCAGTTCGATGTTCATTTTAACTCCTCATATTGAACAACCAGCATGAAGTAACCGTTTATTATTTACATAAACTAAGTGGGCCTCTTCTGGCGTCTTAAAACAACCAAGATGTTTTCTTTTCCCGTTTGTTTTAATTGCCGCAGTCCATGACTTTGACGCTTTGTGCCAAGTAACCCCAAGAAGACCGCTGGTTTTATTGTTAACGGGTGCTGCGCGCCTATTCTCGGCGTTTAATTTTGAATTGGCTTCTCTAAGATTGGTGATCCTGTTGTCAAGTTTATTGCCATTGATGTGATCAATTTGGCTTGGCGGATTGACACCATAAACATATATCCACACAAGTCTATGCGCCAGTTGACACCTTTTGTTAATTTTGATCTGTAAATGCCCTGATGAATCAATAGATCCAGCAACTGATCCATTTTTTACACGAGGATTTCTACTGTTTTTCCAATAGAACTGACCTGTTTCTGATTCATAAGTCAACAAATCTTGAAGTTCTTGTTGACTTATGCCGTTCTTCTTTTCAACGTGATCCTGTACGTTGAGTTTGAGGAGGCTTGCGATCATGCTGCTTGCTCAACAATTTTTACGACCGGCTTCTTACCCGGCTTGCGCCCAGGCTTCTTGGCGGGACGGCCTGCTTTGGTGAGACGAACCGCTGCAGGAATGGCGGGCACGGGTGTCACCGGCTTGGCTTCCAGCTTCGCCAGAATTTTGGCGGCAGATTCCTGCACGGCGTGGATAACGAACTTCACTTCGGCTTCAGTCAGGTTGATCAACACTTTGGTTCTCCTTCAGGTAAGTTTGAAATTGGGAGCAGAACTTGGACACTTGGCAGTAGGACTTGCACCGTGTCCTCTCGCCGGGGCGGATTTCGATGGCAAATTTTTCGTTCTTCTTGGCAGACTTCTCAGCCTCCGCAAGCGCAGCGTTTGCCTCCTCTACGCTTGAGTGAACTGACTTCGCTCTCACACCTCCTTCTTTCTTGATGGCCCAAGTCGTGGATTTCTCCCACATCTCTTCCGGTGAGCACTCAGGCAGTGAACCTTCCGTGTCTGCTTCGAACATGGCCGAGGAGTGATCGGTCAGGCGGGACTGGATGAACTGCTCACGCTCTTCCGGGCTCCACAATTTAATGGGAATGGTGACGATTGGGGATTGGGGATAACCCTCCTTCTGCGCTTCACGGGACGACCAGTCGCGTATGATCGCCACGATGGAAAGTTTGGTGACGGGGATCTTCTTGACCTTCTCAACGAGGTGAGCGTAGACGTTCAACTGGTACGTCCAGTCGGCCTTCTCGTTGACTACTGAGTACGACCCACAAGTTTTGTAGTCGCTGATCTCAATCCCCTCAGGTGTCACGGTCTGCAGATCAATAGCCCCAGACAGAACCCAGCCGGAGAACTCTGCAAACAGGCGCTCCTCGATGATGTGGTTGTCTCCCTTGCCGTGTTCCAAAATGTGGTGGATGGCCGAGCCGAACAGTTGCCACACCATCTCACTGGCGTCTTGCTCAATGTCTTCCCAGTGCTTCCTCTTAAGCTGAACAATGCGAGGGCTGTTCAGAAGTTCTGTGCAGGAGATATGCGCATCGCCCTTGCTGTACGTGGGGCGGTGGAGGGCGTTCAGCACCGACTCGGGCAGCAAAAATTTGTTTGTGATCTTCACTTCAGCACTCCTCTCCAGGGAAGTTGCTGACGTGGAGAATCAATGAAAACAATCGCATGCTCCTTTGCTAGTTCTACAGTGAAATTACCAAACCCCCATTCCTTACCATTCCAGTAGCAATACTGAAGTTTCTTGGATTTGCCATAGGTGTACTCCCGTTGGTACACGCCCTTGCGAACGGGCTTGACTGAGCCAGGGAACCAATCAGTGAGGTTCATGCAAACCTCCCGATAACATCAAAGATCAAAGAGCGGCATTCGGGTATCAAGTCATCCGGGTTGCCACCGTGCTTGAGGAGACTCTTCAAAATCTGGTCAACTTGATTAAGTGTGGAGTACAGTTCCCCAGCAGCCATAGCCAGTTCTGCTTCGGTACGCTCTTTCGGCAGGTTAAATTCAAGTGTGACTTTCATACCAGTTCTCCTTCCTCAATTGAGAAAGTCAGGCTCCACATATGCTGGTACACAGGCCGTTCCCGCAGCCAAGCCCAGAACTTATCCTGAGCTTCTGCGATGGACTTTGCAGTGAACACAACTGTGCCCTTGTCAATGTTCCTGGAACTGGACCAATCTACGATGTATGCCTTCATACTCCCTCCATTTGTGTCTGTGCGGGCTTGGCTAGAGCTACCATTACCAAAGCGCGCAAGTCGTCAGGTCTGCTTGTTGCCTGGGAAAAATTAACAATCTCATCACGGCTCAAGCCCTCAATAACAACCCTCGCTCTTTCTCGTTCCCATTTCTTGCGTGCGGCCTCAAATCGGCCTATTGACGCCTGATCGGCGGCAGAAGCGATTGGCTTCATCCATGCAGAATCAACCACTTCAACACACAAGCTGTGGTATTCACTTGTACGAACGGTCATGATCCCTCCGCAGGCTCAAAGCCGTATCTGTCGGCCAGATCTACAATGTCAGCTTCCGGGAGTTTGGCTGCCATCCGAGATACGATCTCGGTCAAGGTGCGGACTTCCACTTCCATTGATTCAATGGTGCCTTTGCGATCAAAGCTGGCTTGGTGGACGATAGCCTCAACCAGCTCTGATGGTTCGATGTGGAGAGGTTTACTCTCCCATGCGTACTTTCGCCTGAACTTCATGCTCCCTCCGCTTTCTTGATGGTAGCGGCTCCAGCCTCAAAGCCTTCCCGATAAGACATGAATTGCGACGGGTCGATGCTGGAGATAGCACGTGCAGCAACACGGTCGGCAAAGCGGGCAAGCTCATCCGGTGTAAACACAATCCCGTCACCATTGCCAACGGTTACGTGTTTGATTTCGGTAGAGGCACCAGCCTCCCGCGCCATGCGGATTATTTGTTCACGGTTCATGCTTTCACCTTCATCTTCTTAACGTGCTTGGCCCTTACATCAGGGTCAAGGTCCATGATGAGTTCCCAGATCACCGCCACGGCTATGCCAAGCCGGCTGGCTACCTGGTTCGCTGCGGTATCGGACTCGTAAGTTTTGTGGTACTTCCGAGCCTGTCGCTCCAAGTACGCCTCAACATCTTTAGAATCAAGGTGCATGTTGTGTTCTCCTGTGTGATGGATTGGACCTGAACCTATCAGGTATGTCAACTAGGGGTTTACCCTATGAGAAGAGTTGCAAGACGTGATGCCAATGAGAGAAGGGTGATCGACGCTCTACGGGCGTGCGGTGCCTATGTGAAGCAGATCAACGACGAGGGGGCCTTCGATCTTCTGGTGTTCTACCGTGGGCCTACGCGTGAACATACGCTGCTGCTCGAAGTAAAGGACGGAGACAAACCGCCCTCGGCCCGGGCGCTGACGCCAGCAGAATCTAAATTTCACGCTGAGTGGCCTGGAAAAAATTTGCACATCGTCAACTCAGAGCATGAAGCGCTGGACATCCTGAAGCGGTGTGTGTAGCATCGGAATGCCACGGTCCTCCACTGTGGTTCTCCTGATCCGGTTGTAATTCCGGTTGAGCCCTGGGTGTCCGGGGCTCTTTTTTTAGATCAGGGCATCTCCAACGTCTTCGGCCTGGGCGTATGCGGATCGACGCGGGGCAGTGTTGATGAAGCAGCGTCCTTCTCGGTATACGTACAGAAACGGCCACGGCTTCCCCGGTTCGCCCCATGCCTCAAGCCGCCCACCTTTAGCACTTCCACCTTCTCCACTGTACTGAACTTGTGTAGGTTCGCACATTGGTAGCGACGGCGGCGCGAGCCATCCGTCCTTGTCCGAGACTCCAATACTTCCGTCCATGTTCCGCACTCGGGGCATTTCATACCGCTCTTTTCAGTCCGCGCCACCGCCAAAGGTGACGTGCTTTTGGTTGCGCAGCAAACTCTTTACGTTTGGCTGCTTCACGTTCCATTTTCTTTTGGTGCTTTGTCATTTCAAGTTCCTTGGGTCCATACTGTCAATACAAGGCATTTATTAAGACCTCTTGAATTTAAACCCAATACCATGGCACTCATCACATGGCCCTCTTTCTAAATTTTCTGGCAGTATAGTGCTAGGACTGTTGCTTACACCTTCTCCAGTCACACGATCCCAGTATTGTTGACCGTTAGAATCACAAGAAACACATTTAAACCATGTGATACGACCTCTTACTAAATCGTAGGTTTCTTCCCAATCTAAACCTTGCATTTAATTTACTCCTTTGTTCTCGTTCTTGAATCGTATATTAGCCTGTTCAGCAAGTTCCTTTCCAGGTGTTGCATGTCGGACATTTCATTCTCCTTCTTTCTCCACAAAATCTCCATTAGGACACGGGCCATGCCCGGTCCACGGGCCGATCATTGATTGCCACTCTGCTTTGGGATGCACAGGGCTGTTGTTCACATTCCGTTGACAGGTCTTGCACTGCTCCAGCAACGGGTTGCTTAGACAGCGGGCGAAGTCTTGGGGTAGGTAGTTCACTTCTTCCCTCCCGCCTTGTAAGCCAACTCACACTTGAGATACCCTGCGAAGAACGCTTCTGCCATTTCCCAAGATGCGAACCGCTGAATGCAAATATCCTTGGCAAACACTTTGTTTTCTGGCGCAGCGTACAGATATATCTCACCGTCTGTGTAGTGCGGCCCGTGCTCGCGCAGTTCAAACCCACACTCTTTGGCAAGTGCAAAGCAGTTATCAATCTGGTTTTTTAGGTGAAACGGTGTCATGCTTTCTCCTTTGAATTTGAATAATCTTTATGAAACTATCTTTAGACGGATGAAGGGCTCTTATGTAACTCTCTTTGGACGGACGAAGAGCCACCATCTCGTCAATGAGCGCACTAGCCTGTTCTTCAGGAAGCCTCCCAATAACCCACGAAGCACCATGTATCCAAGCGGCACTTGCTCGTGCTCTTTTTTCTTGTGCAACCACTTCATCTAGTAGCCGATGAAGATCGGCTCTGGTAATTGGTGTCATGCTGTCTCCTTTGAAGTTCGTGACTTGTCCAACTTGAAAATTTCCCTCAACATCCTCGTTGCTCTATCCTTAATTTTTTTTTCTCTGTCGAAATCAAAGCCATGAACGACACCAATCTTTGATGCCAAAATCCTCGCACAATTAGTTACTTGGTAAGCAACTACTCCAGCAGTAAATTTGCTTGACTTATTGAACAAAGGGTAATCGTGTGGAAAAAGAATAGAAGCAATTTCTACTTGGGTCTTTTTATTAAGATAGTGCTTGTGTAAATGGTTACTATTTCTAATAGCAATAAGTTTGGATAGCTCCGCATCTGATTTGTTATACGCTTGCTGAAACTCGTTCTCTGAAACAATGCCTTTGACATAGTTGTCTGCCACGAAGCGAAAATCAAGAAGCGCATCATCTGCCGGCAGATTGCTTACCAATCCTGCGCACCAAAATAGATAAGGCCACAGTTCCTTGTCATACCCAGCAGGCAACTGGACCAAAAACGCTTCTGGCCCCATATAGTCAAGAACAAGCTCTAACGGGAATGGCTCATCATCTGGCTTGGTTTTGCCCAGATGTTCCACAAGCACTCCCAACTCATACAAACCATGCAAGATGCCAATCTTGTTTGTGGTTGTCGTGTGGGTAAATGTTGTCATGCCTTGCCTCTTGCGCGGATACGCTCAACGATGCGCTGTGCGGTGCCGTCGTCCCTAGCCTCGGCGTTGCAGTCGTCTATGCAGGCTGCGCGCTCGGCAGCAGCGACAAGGGCGGCGAAGCGTTCAAGCAGACGAATCGTCCAGGGGTCAAGCTGCCCTAAGTGCCCGGGGTAGTCTTGCGTGACAAGCTCTTGATGCGCCTGCCGCGCCATGCGGATGATGTCGTCGCGGGTCATGTGTTCCCCTCCACCCGTGCGATGGCGACGCTTGCTTTCGTTTCCGTGTAATACGCATCCATTGAACCTGTGTTAGCCAGTGTTTGGCCGACGTATGGCAGGCACTCCTTCAGCGCCTCCAGCAGTTCCTCGTTCAGGGCATAAAATCGCCGGTTAGCCGCTGCATACTTTTCAACCTCTTCAACTTCAGCGCAGCGCCGTAGCTCTTCGTTCTCGGCATGCAGCCGGCGCAGCTCCTCAGCGGCTTCGACGTGAAGTACTGGACTTCTCGGGTCGCTGTCAAGAACATCAGCAAAAAACAAAGCCTCGGGTTGTTTGGTCATTTGTTTTCCTTGATGTTGTAAGCCGCCTGTGCGGTCATCGCAGCCACGCAAGCCAACGCCCTGTCGTACTGCACTAGGTGCTTCTGCATTTCGGCCTGCGCGATCTTGATGACGCGCTGTTGCGCCGCATACGTCTCACCGCCGCTTAGGGTGCCGCCTTCGAGCAGCGCCACCACAGCGCCCCAGGTGTTGAGGTTGGCCATCGCCCTGGCGGCTTCCGCCGCGTACTGCTTGGCAGTCTTGTCCTTGGTCTTCACTCGTCGTCCTTGTTGGCCCACGCCACCGGCTCTTGCTCCGGCCGCTCGGCTTTGGTTTGTTCAGTCATGATTCTTGCTCCAAGGGCACATCGCGCCAAGTGCCCACCCTACAAAAAGGCCGGTAGCCCAGCCATGTGCCCAAAGGCTTATCAATACCCAGTCAGTCATGGTTCTTCTCCTTCAGCTTGGCTTCGATGGCATCAACAAAGTTACGCGCATACTCTGGGACGCGCCCATACTGCCCATAATCAAGCAGCTCCATAATCTCCTCGTCCGTCAGCCCGACCCACTCGCGGCGGGGTGGTGCGGTGTAGAGGTAGTCACCGACCTGCGGGAAGTGGGCACCGAGAATGTGCTTGATGCCGATGCTTTCAAGGTGCGGGACAACGATTTCAACAATCGCCACCGGCTCGGCCTGCTCCGGCTGTGCTTGTTGACGAGTCAGACCAGCGGTCATGTTGTCGATCTGGGTCAATACACCCATCAGATCGGGAAGGGGCTTCCAGTTTGCAGCCGTGGCTTTGTAATGCTTCTCCCAAATCGCAACCGCAAGACGAGAGGCATAGCCATATGCATCAGGCTCGGCCTGTTCCGGCTGCCCTATGCCGTACCCGCTGCGCTGGCAGATGCCCTGCGCGTGGCAGTCGGTGTCCTGCTCCGGCTGCTCCAGCGCCTGCTGGGCGGCTTCGCGTAGTGTGTTCATTTTCCTTTCCCCAGCAATATGCCTGCGATCAAGCACAGCGCTAAGAAGATGAGATACAGGGGGTCCATTACATGCTCCTTCCAATTGCTGCCGCAGCCATGACGATGGCACGGCGGGTGGCTGCGTAGGGATCGTTACCAATCGGGGTAATCAGATCAGTCTCAGCCATTTCCAAACCTCCAACAACAGGATGCCCAATAGAACGGCAAACGCGGCCCCAGCCAGCGCGGCCACAATCGGCTCATAGTCTGGTTTCATTTCATGCTCCTTGCGCGATGAACTTTTCCAACTCCTGACGCCAGTCGCTCAGCATCTGCGCCAAGTATTCCAACTGCGTTGCGTCGCCATTGCGGCCTTCTTCTAGACGTTGTTCCGCTTCAGCCAAAAACTTGGCGTCGCGCTGTGCTTCTGCTTTCGTCATTCCATGCTCCTTCCAATCTCAGCCGCAGCCCTGACGATGGCGCGGCGGGTGGCGGCGAGGGGGTCATCACCGTAAGCCTCGCTGAACCAAGATATGCCGTCAGGGTCAACGTCCACCATGTTGGAGTCGAGATGCACGTTCATCCGCAAACCAACCATCAACCTCAGCGCATCGCCATCGTCGGTGAGGGGGTTCCAGACATAACTCTGCCCGTCCGGCAAAATCGTCAGGATTCCTTCGACGTTTCCATCATAGTAATAATCGTCTGATGCAACCCCATAGGTACCGTCGATTCCACATGCCTTGGCAGCGGCCTCAAGTAGTTCACGGTCAGTCATTGCCCCTCCCCCCAAATCGCCACGCCAATGGCGATGATGGTGATTACAAGGATTGCCACCACGGCCCACAAGAAAACGAGATTGGCTTGCTCCTCGTCCTCCTGGCCCACTTCTGTCGCCGCCTCGGCGGCTTCGGGGTAGCGGCTGGGGTAGCGGCCTTGGTAGTCAAGGCCTTTGGGGAGTTTCTTCATTCTGTTCCCTCCTCAAGTACCACCGCAGGCGCAGAAGATGCCATGACATCGCTCGCCCACATGTGATCAAGTGTCATTGCACCCTCGTCAGCGGAATTGGTTTTGCGTACACCCACCTGTCACCCAGGCGCTCGACGGCCCGGATCCACTTGCGGGCGTTAGAACGGTTGACGCTCTTCGGAACATGAGGCACGTTCCACAACTTCAGTGCGTGCTTGGCTAGTTGCATCTTGGTCATGTTGTTCTCCTGATAGATACTTGGCACACTCCGGTAGAGCACAGAAGAAAGCACAGTTGATCCCAGCATGGATGTGCGCCTCCAGCACAGCGATCCGCTCTCTCAACACCTTCACTTCGTCTTCCATCTTGCACCTCCAGAGCCCCGATCCTACACTGAACCTACCTGATGACAACTAGGGGTTTATACCTAGTGCATTCGGGCAACAGGAGAGTAGCATGAATGACATGGAGCAGTGGGAAGAACTGAACATACCGACGCATCCCATAGAGGGAGGGCGGTGGGTGATGACTGTGGCAGAGATCCGTCACAACGCAACAGGCCAAGTGCGTGAGTGTGAGCACGAGGCAATTTTGATGGACGGGGAGCCCGATCCAGAAAATTGGATTTGGAGCGGAGGGAACAACGGCTGCGACTGCAACCGGCACATCTTCTTTACTGGCGGCGACTACTTGGGCCCATGCGGCGAAGGACTCTACTCCGTAAGAGTGCGGAACAAAAGCACAGGACGAGTGTTCTACAGTGAGTTTTAAGGAGAACCAATGAACAATGAATGCGTCATTGACGTTGGCGGTGGCTACAGAAGCGGCGAGACACTGCTGGATGCGCTGGACAAAGCGCGTGTTTTCAGTGTGACCAAGCAAGAGACTGGCCGCTTTCAAATTGAGGAGTCTTGCGACGGGTACTACTCTGCATTTCTCACGCGAGAACAACTGCTGGCGCTGGCCGATGAGTTGCGGGCTCTAGCAAACACCTAACGTGAACAGGCCGCACGCCTTCGGCCTAACTTTTGAACACCATGAAAAAACTCAACATCCAATCAATCATCATTGACAAGGGCACCCAGTCCCGTGCCGCGATCAGCGAGGATACGGTATCGGACTACGCCGAGGCTATGGCAGCGGGCGACGAGTTCCCGCCTGTCATCGCTTTCCATGATGGTGTGGACTACTACCTTGCCGATGGCTTCCACCGTCTCCATGCCGTCAAGCGCCTGGGCAAGACCAGCATCCAAGCCGATGTGCGGACAGGCACCCTGCGTGATGCCATCCTCTACAGCCTGGGAGCAAACCGGGATCACGGCCTGCGTAGGAGCAATGCAGACAAACGGAAGTGTGTGATGACGCTCTTGGAAGACTTTGAATGGGGCGACCTCAGTGTGAACGAGATGGCCCGCATCTGTGGCGTTTCACCTCAGTTGGTGATGGCCGTGAAGCAGGAAAAGGACGCTGGCGAGAAGGTGAGCAGCGTTAATTTTAACGCTCCGAAGAAAGCCAAGCCCGTAAAACTTAACACCGTGGTGGAGACGCCGGTTGAAAATTTGGCGGAGGAAAAGGACGAAGCCGTAGCAGAACTAATGGCCGAGAACCAGCGCCTGAGCGACCGGCTTGCGGTGGAAGCGATGGAAGCCAGCGAGGAGGAGAAGCAGGCGGCAGGCGAAACCATCGCAGAACTGCGGGAGCAGATCAGGATTCTGGAGATTGAGAACCAGAGCCTGAAGATCAGCCGGGACACCTTCCAACGGGAGAACGCGGAGTTGAAGAAAACCGTGGCATCCCTGCAGCGAAAGCTGAAGAAGGAGGAAGTGTGAAGCGACTCAACGACAACCCAAGCCATCCTTTGCGGTTTGAGGAAGACGGCAAAGTGATAGGACAGTTCTACAACTCTTGGGACAAAACCTATCACCTTGCAGAGTACGAGCCATATAGGCGACCGCCGACCCAATACATTTGCGGTGGACGCGGGAACTTTTCAGGCAGCCGATGCGAGCATGCGCGCATGCTGTGCGCCGCCTGTTGGCGTGGATTTGAGGTCTAACGACATAGCTAAGCGGGCGCTGCCTGCAAGGAGACACGAATGAACGAAACCGACCCGGCAGCGCTCCGCTTGAGCGAAGGGTTAGGCGTCACCTCGCCAGAGTGCGAGGACTGCCACGCCCCAGCCGGAACAGTGTGCGCCGACATGGACTGCCCAGGCAAACGCGCCAATGGCGGAAAGCTGGAGCATGTGCCGTTTGCAAACTGCTGGTGCGAGCCTACGGCTGAATACACGGACCCCGACACGGGTGCGACTGTGTGGCTGCACCGGGATGTGCATTGACGCCTAACGTGTGTTAGGCGACATCAACTGGTAAACCACCCCCACGCCAGCGGGCTAGTGCTGGCAACACTGCAGCGCAAGCTGAAGAAGGAGGAGTGATGTCTAAGCGGAAGATCAGCGGCAAGTGGTTGCGCATGGCAGAGATGTACAAACGATTTGCCAGTGATTACAAGTGCGCTGACTTCAGCGACGATGCTGCAATGGCAATGTACTTACATGAGTCCACCGGAGCGCCGCTGCCAGATCCAAAGACGAACGGCTACGCGCTGGGAAAGAAATGGATGGACGTAACGGTTGCAGCATGGAAAGAGGAGATACCGCAGATGGGGCTGCTTGTTTCTGAACTGCAAGCTGACGGCTATCCAGATTGGTTTCTTGAGCAAATTGGCGTGCTGCATCTTGAGCCAACAAGGCAGGCGTGCTCGTGGTGGATTGGAGAAGATTGGGCACGCAAGTTTCTTACCCAAGCAATGAAGAAGGAGGAGGCGTGAGCGACATTCTTGACGGCATAGCGCAACTTCGCTTGATATTCATGCGAGAACAACTGGAACCGCCTACAGTGATTCTTCTAAAGAGCAATGAAGAAGGCCACAGATTTCTAAGCATCATGCGTCAAAGTTATCGTTGGTCCGCAATAGTTGGTTCATCCGATCTTGGCAACGTGGTGGAGATGGCTGACGGATCGGCTTGGATGGAAATCAAAGTGATGGACATTGCTGTGCGTTGGCCCGCGAATCGTATTGCGACTCCTGATGGCTCTTGGGCTTTCGCTTAACTAAGACCACGCCCACGCCAGCGGGCTAGTGCTGGCAGAGGATCAAATGCTAGGAATCTACAAGATTGAAGCTCCATCCGGTAACTTTTACATTGGAAGTGCAACCAATGTGAAGAAGCGCCTGTACATGCACAAGCGCGAACTTCGGAATGGAACGCACGTTAACAGTGCCCTAAGAAATGCTGCTGCCAAGTACGGGGTAGATGGACTGACATTCACCATATATGTTTGTGTGCTTGATCGTAAGCATTTGCGTGAGCTTGAGCAGTTGGTGATGGACGAACTCAAGCCGTCCTACAATATTTCCAAGACAGCAGACTGCGCCCTGTTTGACAGAGGAGTAATCGCAAAGCGTGTAGCTTCTGTAAGCAAGCCTGTGGTTAGGCTTTCTGATGGTGTTGTTTTCCCATCCGGCTACGAAGTAGCAAGGCATTACGGGGTCAAGAGCGCAGATAACTTATCAACGTCCATACGATATGGCTGGAAATTTGCTGGTGAATTTTGGGCTTTTGTTGGAGACAACGTAACTTACGAAGAGATAAAACGCAAATGGGACGAGAGAGATAAAGAGAGAAAGAGCAATGCCAAAAAAGCCGCTACAAAATCTAGAAGCAAACAAGTTCGTAGATTGAGTGACGGAGCACTATTCCCAAGTGCTGCAGCCGCATCGCGCAGTGTTGGTGGTCATGTCAAGATGATTTCAGAAGCAATTTGCAATAACTTGGAACGTGCTGGCAGCAGGTGGGAATATGTCTAAGGCCACAACGCTACAACTAAGAACGGCACAAGTCCGCGCCATTGAGCTACTGCGAGAAGGCTTTGCACAAGGCCACCGCTCTCAAATACTTGCCGCGCCTGTAGGTTTTGGGAAGACTGAAGTAGCTATTGCCTTGCTTGAAGCGGCAAAAAAAAAGGGCACAAGATCATCAATGATCCTTGACCGCATAGTTCTTTGCGATCAAACGTCTCAGCGCCTTGATAAGTACGGTATTGACCACGGCGTACTCCAGTCAGGGCACTGGCGCTACAGGCCCGGTGAGTACATACAGGTGTGCTCCGCGCAAACCTTGGAAGCAAGGGGTTCCGTACCAGATACCAAACTGCTTATCATCGATGAATGCCATTGCTCCCGCAAAGCCACCAACGACCTCATAAAGAATAACCCGCACATTAAAGTTGTCGGGTTATCTGCAACCCCGCTAACCAAGGGGCTTGGAAAGATTTATTCCAATGTGATTAACCCAATCACAACGAAAGAACTGGTTGAGAAAAAGCTACTTACCCCGCTAAAAGTATTTATCTCCAAGGAGATTGATATGAAAGGAGCGAAGAAAGTGGCGGGAGAATGGTCAGATGCAGAGGCTTCTTCAAGGGCGATGAAAATCGTTGGTGATGTAGTTGCCGAATGGGTAAAGAAGACTCACGAAATATACGGCAAGCCTGTCAAAACAATCGTGTTCTGTGCTGGCGTTGAGCACGGTGCAGAGTTAGCTAGTAGGTTCCGTGAGCAAGGATATAACTTCGTAAGTATTTCTTATAGAGATGACGATCAGTTTAAGAAGGACGTTATTGAAGACTTCTCAAAACCTGATACAGAGATACACGGTATCTGCGCCGTAGACATACTTACCAAAGGTTTCTCTGTTGACGATGTGCATATCGGAATATCTGCCAGACCATTCTCAAAGTCTTTGTCATCACATATTCAGCAAATGGGCAGGGTTATGCGGACGCATAGCACCAAACAATTTGCAACGTGGCTTGACTTTTCGGGCAACTATTTAAGGTTCAGAGAAGACTGGGAGAAGATATACGAAAGCGGTATTGATGAGCTTGATGACAAGGGAGAGAAACCCAAGAAGGAACCCGACGAGAAGGAGAAGAAAGAAGCAAAGTGCCCTGCCTGTGGCGCTTTGTGGCCGCGTGGTTCTGATACCTGCACGAACTGCGGGCATGTGCGGGAGCGTAAGAGTTCGGTGGTTTCTGTGCCCGGCGAGATGCAGGAACTTGGCCCTATGTCCCGAGACGAGAAGCAGGCATGGTGGAGCATGGGTCAATACATGGTGCAGTCAGGTTCATGGTCGGAGGGGAGGGCGAAGGCGGTTTACAAGTCAAAGTTTGGTGTGTGGCCGAATGGATTGCACAAAGATCCGATTCCACCATCACTAGCGTTTGAGAAGTTTGCTAGGAAAAGTTTGATTGCGTACCTGAAGGGCAAGCGATGAACTTCCTAGACTTCTGCCGGTTGCACGGCATCCTCATTGACCACTTGCCTCCTGTCGGTCTGTGGAGGAGGTATCCCACTGAGGACAAACCGCGCCACAAGAACGGAACAGTCAAGTGGATGCTTGACCACGGCTTCTGTCAAAACCACGCCACCGAGGTAACTGTTTCCGTCTGGCGACCTGATGAGCCCGTAAAAATTAACAGGCGCGACCTAGCCGAGCAGGCCCGCAGAGCAGAGCAGGAGACTTTGCGCAGGCAGGCGGAAGCGGCCAAGAAAGCAGCTTGGATACTTCACCAATGTCAATTCGCATCTCATCCATATCTCAAAGCCAAGGGCTTTCCCGATGAGGTGGGAAATGTTTGGGTGAAGGACGGAGAGCATCTGCTGGTGATCCCCATGCGGATTGGGCAGAGGCTGGTGGGCGTTCAATTGATCGACTCCGAGGGCGGGAAGAAGTTCCTGTCGGGTCAGGTCACGGGCGGCGCGGAGTATGTGATAGATAACCGCGGCCCGCACTTCTTGGTAGAAGGTCTAGCCACTGCGCTCTCGCTTCGCATGATCCTGAAGAACTGGAAACGTCGCTATACGATTCACTGCTGCTTCAGCGCAGGGAACATGCTCAAGATCGCCCAGACCTTGCCAGGGGGCTACGTCATCGCAGATCACGACGCCTCTCAAACTGGCGAAAGGGTAGCCAAGGAGATAGGCTGGCCGTTCTGGATGAGCGATCAGCTTGGAGACTGCAACGACCACCACCTGCGGGAAGGACTGTTCCGCACGGGGCAGTCAGTCCTGAAGGCTCTCAAAATTTAGGGTACCAAGCACCCTCAACTGGTGTAAACCCTATGTTGCTATCAGGTAGGATAGGGTAAGATGGATGTAGACACACAGGAGAAATGATGACCAAGGATAACTGCCCCGATGTGTCCGCGTTGAGCGAGTGGTTAGGCATCAGTGGTGGAGAACAAACATGCGATTGCTTGAGCGACACAGCTACGAAGACTGGATGAACGACATAGCGACGGATGACAGCAAGCCGGCGCGCGGATGGCATGCGAAGTGGCAGCCGCGCTGCGACTGTTGCGGCCGGTTTGTGCTGCCGGGTTCGCCTGGGTCTTCGTGGGTGCATGTGCCCGACTCGCATGTGAGCGTGGGCGATGAACGCGAGCGCTGCGCCGCTTGCACCAAAAAGCGCGGCCCGGCCAAGGCGATGCCCGGCTACGTCGAGCACTTGGTGCAAGGCGTGGTTCCTGATGCCTAACGTAGAGGTAAGCGGCCGTGAGCGGCCTTTATGCGAACGGTCCGCTTGACCGTAGGGTTAGCGCCCATCGTGACAAAGGAGAAAGAAATGGCACCGGGATACGGAACAGGTTACAGCCAAGAAGTGAGGGTAAGGATCGACGGAATTGGCGAGATCCCGGCTGAAATGTGGAGCGACTACGGTGTGCCGTGGAGCGCTGTGACTGACGCCACGAGCGGGACGCGCACCACGATCTACGGAGACGATGGCAGGAAGCTGGTAATCGAGCCGCGACATGGGCGCTAACGTTGAGCTGAAAGGGCGCCATGCCAAAACATGAAGAAGCCACCGCTGATGTAAGCGCTCCTTTCGAGCGCGATGTTGGGCGGCTGGAGCCGGAGCGTGCCTTCTTAAAGAAGACATACCACAGAGTGCATGGCCTTATGGCAGTTGCTGGTGGTCAGTCTCATCCTGGCCAGCAAAGTCTCTGCTACGTGCTGGAGAAGGCCGGCCTGACTGAATGGGACAAGGCGGGCAACCGCTATCGAATAACCGCGCTTGGCATTCTGACGCTGGCGCACTGGAAGACGCCCAACGTGAAATAGGCCGCGAGGACCACCATGTTTGGAATAGTGGCGAACGTAGAAAGTGACCGGGTGTTGCGCACTGGGGCAAAGGTCTGGATTGAGCGATGCAACGGAGACGCGGAGTGCCCGGAGGTTTTCGGGTGCAGCAAGTCGGGCCGTTTGGTGCAGAAGTACACGCACTACAAGCGTCTTACGAATTTCCGGGCCGCGTGGATACCCGAACACCTGCGCGACCGAGTGATTTTGGCGTGGCCGGAGAAAGAGCGGGCCGCAGAGTTTGCTGCCAAGTTGTGCGCCATGTGGTCCGGCGTTCGCTACTACAGCCGCGACGGCTCGGAGTTGAAGAAGGACGGCATCACCACCGGAGAAGCATTCAGGCGCGTGATTCGTGCGGCCTAACCGGAGCGAGAGGACAATGATGACGACGATTGATGAACTTGTGAGCCGCTTCCTGACGTGGCCGGTGCCTGCCGACGTGCACCCGGACGGCACGCCCGGGCAGCCCGGCCGCACCGGCACGAACCTGCTGACCGCTGAGCAGGCGAAGCAGATGCTTGGGCATGTGCTGGCGCTGCACCCGATGACCACGCCAGTAACGCGCGAGTTTTGCGCAGCGTTCCCCGGTACTGCGGCCGGAATCATCAATGCGCTGTCCCGGCAGATCGACGGCACGCCTGCGCTGCCTTCTGTGGGCGTGGCCATTGCACCGGTGGACCTGGGGCCTAACGGTTGAGGAAAGCTGCCGCGCTGATGCGTGGCCGGAGCGCTGCACTGCCACCCGCGGTCAGCTTGTGCGAAGGGTTAGGCGTGTAGCCGGAGCGTGAAGATGGACCGATGGACAAAGATTGTTGTTGCTGTGGGCGTGCCTGTGATTTTGGTGCTGCTGCTAGGCATCTACACCGATACCAAAGAGTGCAAGGAGAAGGGCGGCGAGCGGCTGCGCGGAATGCTCCAGGGCTACAAGTGCTATGACGCAAGCACGTTGAAGGTGCTGCCTTGACGCCTAACGTGAAATAGGCCGCTTCGTGCGGCCTAACCGGAGCGACAAAATGTATGAAAAGATAATAGCCGCCATTGTGCGAGAGACTCAAAAACGAATGGAGGAGATTGACAAGTCGTATTCGTCTATAACCTCGTACCGCGAGAAGATGGAACGAACAGCATACAAAGCCATGATGTTTGCCCGCGAAGCGCACAAGGCGCAGCGCCGCAAGTACACCGGCAACCCGTACACCGACCACTTGGCTGAAGTGGCCGGGATCGTGGCGACCGTGGCGACGCCAGAACAGGCCGACTTGATGGTTTCGGTAGCGTGGTTGCATGATTGCGTGGAAGACCAGAGCGTGACCGTAACGCAACTTCGCGCAGAGTTCGGTGATGCAGTGGCCGATGGCGTGCGCCTGTTGAGCGACCTTGAGAAAGGTAACAGGGCTGAGCGCAAGGCTTTGAGCCGTGCCCGGCTGGCAGACGCACCAGGGTGGGTGCAGACCATCAAGTGCGCGGACCTCATCAGCAACACTAGCAGCATCGTGATGCACGATCCGGCGTTTGCGCTCGTGTACCTTGAGGAAAAGCGTCTGCTGTTGGATTGCTTGACCGAGGCCGACCCTCGACTGTTGACGCTGGCGAGGATGCAGGCAAGTGCGGCCTAACTTCTAGTGCTTCCCAGCACTCAAGGTCGGCATATCCACCGTGTAAATCTCGGGGTTAGTCATCTCAAGGTAAGACAGATGCCCCAAAATTTGCAGGCCGAGGGACAGAACTTGTTCGTCCTGGCCCACGGCATCAGATCGGATGGAGATCCGACCGTCCTCTTGGATGAGGGTGATGTTGACGATGGTGGTCATTGGGCTTCTCTGTTAGGTTAGTTTACTTCAGGCATTTCGCCTGTAGACAGAAAAGCGTGGAGCTTGAAGGCAGCCTCAAGGATCGAAGCAGATCCCAGCAAAACCGCGCTCATAACCTTCTCTCCAACAGAACCAAACTTCTGCCGTGGGCCGTTCAAAGTTTTTGAAACGCCACGAGTGCTTAGGCGTCCATTCCTCAGTGAATACAGCGTATTGAGGAACCCTGCAACATCGCCGCGCCGCTTGTAACCCGCCAGTCTGCCCGCTGCAATCCGCAAATCAGAGGGCCTTGCAAGTTTTTTGATCGCCTGGAACTCGCTAAACGTCAGGTGGTAGGTGGTTTTTTTCTTTTGCCCCATCGCCGGCCTGCATTCTGGGGTGTCTGAGTGCTCCACTGCTTCCGTTTCCTGCGGTGCTTCTGTAGTGATATGTGGTTCGATGTACGGATAGAACTCGGCGCGGATAGCTGACAGAACCTCATCCACCGTTTCATCCCCGCTCAGGCCCAGCAGGGTGCATCCCTCAGAATAGTAGTCAACCTGCGGCAAGTCTTGCATGTTCCCACGGTTAAACACTATCGCCTTGCGTGAGTACGCTTTGCACATGCGAAGGAAAGAGCCCAGCCAAAACTGTTCTTCCCAGCGAAGGGCAGACATGGAGCGTGAGTCATCTCTGCGGGCATCGGCCAAGAGTCCAGCGAAGAAGATCAGGCTGTCTCTGGCCTTGGCTATGCGTCTTCGTCCGTTGTGATCGGATGGTACGGTGCCCGACACTACATCGCGGATGCAGTTGATCTTTCGTTGAGCGCCAGAGAACAGCCCGGAAATGCGCTGCCCTACGGTGGTCACTTCAAGATTGAGAGGCCGCTTCCTGTGTGTTGGAAGCAGTCTCTCAAGATCGTCAGGGTGGAAGTCCAAAAGAAAAACCCTTATGGGTGGTTGCGAGCTTTGGGCTTGGTTTGCCGCTATCGAAAGGCCCTGTCCGACCTTCCGCTAGCATGGACGAAGCCCGCTCCCACTCATAAGGGTTTGGGTCGCCGGACAGTGCTACTGCCGGGTTACCAAGCCGGCAGGTGCATGGATTATAGGTCAGTCCTTTGAGTGGTGCAAGTGGGTAGGCGTAAAAAAGCCCGCCGAAGCGGGCTAGGTCATGCTTCGTTAGGCCCTAAACGGCTTCGTCGTCGTTGTCCGCTTCGTCAGGCACGATCACCGCGTTGTAAAGGCGCGGCTCCAGTAGCTGATCCATGAACTGTTCAAGTTGGGCGTCTGAAATCTCGCCCATCATGTGCTCCATCAGCTTCTGTTTTGCTTTGCTGCGCGTCACTCGCAGGCTTGTGTATGCGCTCATAGTCTTTCTCGCTCCGGTTAAAACGGGCCTCTTAAGTCACTCCCTCTAACTTGTTGATTTACAAGGATTGCTTCAGAGTGACTTTCGGGCCATTTGCGGGCGCGCCCGATTACGACGCTAACCCGTCACTCTAGAAAGCCCGCCGAAGCGGGCTGGTTCATGCTTCAATCAGCCGTTCCAGCAGGCCGCAGGGGTCGCAGGTTTGCCAGACATCCGCCCACGCCGCCCACGCCGCCGCATCCGACGCATCCGCCGTATCCTCCGCCGCATACGCCGCATCCGCCGCCCTCGCCGTCGCCGTCGCCGCCGCCGCCGCCGCCGCATACGTCGCCGTCACCGCCACCCACGCCGCCGCCGCCGCCACCCCTGCCACCGCTGGCGAGGCCGCTGCCGCCGACGCCGCCGCCTCCGCCGCCTCCAGCGTGCGCTCGGTGGTCATGGTCTGCCATGCACGGCCAAAACCTTGTTTGTCCGCCAGAGGCTGGAGCGTAGGCAGCACAGTACCCCACATCCAATCCAAAATTATGGCGAGGCGTT